CATCAAGCGCCCTTGGTGACAACCTCCTGAAGTTATTGCCGATGCCTGGTCGTTTCATCTTTGATATGTTCCACGAAGTCAAGAAGGGATACAAATTGGATAGCTATAAATTGGATAGTGTATCTAAATTGTACCTGGGGGATCAAAAAATTGATATGGCACCAAAGGAGATGTTTGCCCGCTACAAGGAGGGAGACCCCGTAAAATTGCGGGACGTTGCTGAGTATTGTATCAAGGATACACTTCTTCCACATCGCCTGATGAAGAAGCTGTGTACTCTCCTAAACATGGTGGAGATGGCCAAGGCAACTTGGGTTCCAGCAAACTTTCTTGTAGAGCGTGGGCAACAAATCAAGGTATTTTCTCAACTGACAAAGAAGGCGAGGGAATTGGGTTTCATGGTTCCGACAATTCGGTATGGAGCAATCCCCGAAGAACCCTACGAGGGAGCTACGGTTCTTGAAGCACAAAAGGGTGCATACTATACTCCAATTACTGCTCTTGATTTTGAAGCACTGTATCCATCAATTATGATGGCACACAATCTATGCTATTCGTCATATGTCATGGACGAGAAGAAGTATGGCGCGGTTCCGGGAATCACCTATGAAACTTTCAAGGTTGGTGACCGAACTTATAAGTTTGCCCAAGATGTACCAAGTCTTTTACCTGCGATTCTTCTTGAATTGAAACAGTTTCGTAAGCAAGCCAAGCGGGACATGGCGGCGGCTACAGGTTTTATGAAGGAAGTCTACAATGGTAAGCAGTTGGCTTATAAAATTTCAATGAACTCTGTATATGGGTTCACTGGAGCAGGCAAGGGTATTCTTCCTTGTGTCCCTATTGCATCTACAACAACATGTAAGGGGCGTGCGATGATTGAAGAAACAAAGAATTATGTTGAGAAGAACTTCCCCGGGGCAAAGGTAAGATACGGGGACACGGATTCAGTCATGGTTGAGTTCGATGTGGGTGATCGTGCGGGTGTGGACGCGGTGAAATACAGTTGGGAAGTCGGTGAGAGAGCCGCCGAAGAATGTAGTACCCTTTTCAAGGCTCCAAATAATCTTGAGCTCGAGAAGGTATATTGGCCTTATTTCCTCTATAGTAAGAAGCGCTACGCGGCCAAGCTTTGGACAAAGGGTAAAGATGATAAGATGCATATGGATTACATCGACGTGAAGGGCCTCCAACTCGTCAGACGGGACAATACACCACATGTCCGAGAAGTCTCTAAAGAGTTGTTAGATGTAGTTCTTGGATCAAGTGATCCTGGACCGCCGAAGGAGTTGGCCAAGGAGAGGGCTATTGAGCTCCTTTCGGGTGATGTTCCAAATGATAAGCTTATATTGAGTCAGGGTCTTTCGGATACTTACAAAATTGCTGGTAGGAGTGTATCTGTCACAAGTGCGGAAAGTGTAAATATCAATCAATCACATGTCCAGGTTGTCAATAAAATGAGGGAGAGAAAACCCGGATCTGAACCTCAATCAGGTGATCGGGTACCATACCTGCTCACAAAAACCGAAAATCCCAAGGCCAGGGCGTTTGAAAAGTCCGAAGATCCAAAGTATGTAGAGGAACATAATGTACCCATTGATTATCACTACTATTTCATGAACAAATTCTTGAATCCTATTTGCGATCTTCTAGATCCGTTATATGAGAATGTCAAGGAGGAAATTTTTGGTGAAATCATTAACCAGTATAAACCACCAAAACCGAAGCGTGAGCCCGCCATTAGTACCATGAAAAAGGCCGACCTTATTGAAGAGTGTAAGCGCCTCGGTGTTGATTTTGAAGGTAAAAACGCGGAACTAAAGGATCGGATTAAAAATGCTCGTGCTCAGAAACTTCAGGAGGAAGAAAATATATTTAAAAAACAAGGGTCGGTTGAGGACCTATTTAAAAATTACAATCTATCTCAGAGTAAGAATGAATCTTCATGATAAAATCACGAAGATAGTTGATGAGGAATTGGAAGAGAGGGTTAACTTAATCATGAATGAATATGCCTTGACCATTTCAAAGAAACATGCTATACCCCTCGATCAATTACTGAAAGATATTCCCACTTCATTTGTGAGTACAACCTGTAAAGGGACGAAACGAAATGGTACCCGGTGTACCAACAAAGCAATTCACAATGGATATTGTGGCATGCACAAAGTCCAAGGTGAAAAAATATGTCATCGTGTGTTGTCGAGTTCAAATTTACATAACCATGGTCCAGAGCAGATGTTTGTGAAAGGTTGTCCGGCTTGTGAAGTTTCAAAGGAGCTTATAGATTTGAGGGTCTAGTATAACAATGAGCAAAAACGATATTCTACTAACATCTATCAACCACTTTTATGACAACGAAAAGAATAAATCTATACTCCTGACGATATTAGATAAATCAAGCGGTATTTCTCTCCGAAATTTGGAATGGTTTATCACCAACTACGCAAAGAAGAATCATACTTCTTATCAAACGGGTGATGGAAAGTTATTCACAGTTCATTGCGCATATAAATCAAGTCTCAATGGATACAGCAAACAGCTCTTTGATCCATTTTGTCGGTCTCAAAAGTTTCCTTATACGGTTCCCGGGACATCTCATGAAATTCATACAACTCTGGCGCAATTAAATTTCATCAAATGGTGTATCAAGAATAATGTCATCGACTATATCTCTGAAAACAGAGAAAAACTTTTTAATAAGCAATTGACATAAAACCTTTGTCAAATACGAAAGTTTGATATCCGGTATAATACATATTCAAGGAAAAGGTTTCGGTAGAGGTGTCTATACCAGAATCCGTATCCAGTTTTACTTCAATGTTAGTCTTTTCTGATTGGATCTGACTAAAATCCAAGTTTCCCGATGGTTCCACATTAACCGGATTTAACGAGAAGCTATATGTGTAAATATTTCTAATAGGTCTCGATAGTCGTTTTTGGTACGGGATTAAAAATTTGTAATATTCATGATTTGTTTTTGTAACTTCTGGTAGTCTATTCCCATTTATATAAAAGCTCGCTTCTTTCATTAATGGATACAGGGTTGTATTTTCACCCTGGAAGTCCAAAGTAGCGGAAAAGTTGAACCGGTTTTCATATAGAAACTCGCCACCCGAACCACTACCCTCCGCGTCGTCTTCATTTTCAAAAATAGTATTTCTAATAAACCAATGAATGCATTTCACGGGGATATTGGGAACTAAATTGTTCTTTATAATATCCTCGTTAAGTTCACTGATCGCCACCGGGTGTTTTCTCACAAGATCAGTGATCATCACCTTCCGTTGTCTTGTCAAGAAGTTTCTCTCGTCGGGACTGACTGTGATTTCTTCGGTGATAACATTGAAAGATGGGAGTGTCAACGTCTGACTTGTATTTGTGAAGAATGTTTGTTTATGGAACTCAAGTTCGAACTCAATCTTCTGTCTAAAAATTGAACACACCGGAAAGTATGGTCTATTTGGTTTATTTGTGTCATATTCATCACTCGCAAATTTCCTTGAAAAAAAGAAGTGAATGGGTATCATCAAATCTGCGTCATATTGCGCAACACCTGTACTCGTAGGAGAGCCGTCAAAACCAATGTTTCTATTTACAAGAAATCTATTCGCTACCTTTTCCGATACTTCCAAATAAAGATCATCGTAGATAATACCCCAGTCATCATGTATTTTCTCAATTTCAATATCATCCACAAACATTGTAATACTCTTTAGAATGTGTCTCCCCACCTGATCCGCGTAATTTCCATCGCTTATACCCGGTAGGGTTAGACTCAAATACATATTACTCAAGAAGTCTCCCATATTCATTGGATTGAATTGTACCTTGATTGTCTCACCAAATGGCCATGTAGCTTTCGCATTTCCGGGTTTTACAACATTTCTACTTCTGTGATACTTTCTAAAGTCGGAGTGTCTCCGATCGGTGGTATAATTAAAGAATGACTCGTCTGGATCTTTAGAAAGCAAGTGGGTGTCTTGCTTCCCGATAGCGTTGAGCGATATTTTCGCAGCTTCACCCATACCTACTATTGCTTACATATTTTTAATATCCATTTTCCACATGTCAGTGTGTGAAGTACCCTTCATAACTTCAAGTTCGTCTCTCGCCTGTTTTGATTCTCTAATAAGTTCTCTTACACATTCTTCGGTATATTGGACAGTCTTGATGTTGAGAAGATAGTCGTATGTGCCATTGATTTTAGGAAATATTCCACCCAATTGTCTCTCAAGGTCATCTTTCTTTCTCTTGAATACAATGATCTGTCCCTCGATAACCATCGTCACAAACTTTGATTTGTACCCACACATCTTTGACCTAACTTCAAGTACCTTGATAAGATGGTCTCTTCTCTTCTTGTAGTGTTCAAGACGGAGATCCACAAAGTCCTTTAGGATTTCTTCAGGACTTGAGTACTTGTATATACCCTTGACTGGATGAAAAAGATGCATATTTGAGGTATGGAAACTCTTTCTCAACTTGAGATCTTTTAAAATGTCTTTACCAGAGTATCCCATAATTTCAAAATCAACATCTTCCGTTGTTGAATTATTTGTGTAACTTGAGATGATCTTCTTATCTACAAGGGTTTCCAGGTATTCTTTGTAATCCTGTGTCCAGCGACCGGGCGGAAGTTCCGTAATTTTGAGTCGAGACCCTGTATCTCTCCACACACCCTCAGTGATCCAAGTGCCGTCTTCCCTGAAAATCTTACCCTTAAAACCTCGGAACCATGGGCTCATCTCCTTGAATGAACTCCCATTTAAGGCTCTCTGGATATTCTCCTTGATATCCTTGGGGTTAAATGGTGGGACATAGCAACTAAAACCCGTACCGATACCTTCTGTGCCGTTTATAAGCACCATTGGGACAGTTGGCATATAGAAGTCTGGTTCAATAGATCTCCCATCGTCATCGAGGTAATTAAGTATGGGGTCATCCCGTGGATCAAAGATTTTACGAGCCTCTTTGGTCAATCTTGTGAAAATATACCTCGTTTGCGACGCATCCTTGCCACCCATAAGACGAGTACCAAACTGACCACATGGTTCAAGAAGATTGATATTATTTGAACCGGTATAATCATTTGCCAATTTGACAATCGTATCTGCGAGGGATACCTCTCCGTGGTGATACGCAGACTTTTCCGCAACATACGCAGCCAATTGTGCCACTTTCATTTCATCTCTGAGATTCTTATGGAAGCAAGCATACATCACTTTCCTCTGTGAAGGCTTGAGACCATCCGCCATATGGGCAATAGAGCGCTTCAAGTCTGCCAAACTGA